TGATTATGAATTACAATTTGAAAAGACTTTCCTAGACCCTATGAGATTTATATTAAATTCAATAGGTTGGGAACACGAAAAGAAAGCAAGTCTGGAGGCGTTCTTTGGCTAATATGTTTGACGCATTTGCAGTTGCTATGGCAATAGTATTTGCTTATAGAACAGGAGAAGTTTTAGCAATGACTAAAATGAAATTTGCAACACTAGTATTATGGTTGTTTGTAATAAAATTTATATCGGTAATGTATGTTAATTAATGAAGAAAGTTTAAAACATTTAAAAACACTTGAAGACAATACGTTTGATTCGTGTGTAACTGATCCACCGTATCACTTGGCGTCTATACTTAAACGATTTGGACCAGGTCAAAAAGGTATTAATAATAAAGATGAGAAAGAAGGTCGTAATGGACCTTATCATAGAGCGGCAAAAGGATTTATGGGACAGACTTGGGATGGTGGTGATATAGCATTTAATAAAGATTTTTGGAAAGAAGTATATAGAGTTATGAAACCAGGTGCAGTACTACTATCTTTTGCTGCCACTAGAAACTATCATAGAATGGCAGTTGCAGTAGAAGACGCTGGGTTTGAAATATTTGATATGATACAATGGTTATATGGTAGTGGTTTTCCTAAAAGAAAAAACTATTTAAAACCTGCGTGTGAACCTATTGTAATGGCACGTAAGGGTGTTAATAAAAATTTAAACATAGATGAGTGTAGAGTGCCTGGATATCAATGGGACACAACTAAAAACAGAAGAGAACCTAAAAAACATAAAGAAGCAATTTACAAATTAGGTTTAAAGAAAGCAGGTACAGGAGAAAAAATAGATGGTAGATATCCTGCCAATGTTATACACGATGGATCAGATGAAGTGATTGAAAGTTTTCCTAAACAAAAAACAGCAGGACATTGGCCGAGTGTTAAAGTTACAGGATATGGTAATATGGGTAGAGAAGTAGGTGGACAAAAGACAGCGAAAGAAGAATACTTTGGTGCAGGTCCACAAGTAAGAGAAGATGGTTCAGTTGCAAGATTTTTCTATTGTGCTAAGGCAAGTAAAAAAGAAAAATCAGATACAAAACACCCTACAGTTAAACCATTAGAGTTAATGAGATATCTTGTTAAGTTAGTTACACCTAAAGATGGAACAGTATTGGATCCATTTGCAGGTACAGGTACTACTGGTGAAGCGGCGTTATTAGAAGGTCGTAAGTATTACTTGATAGAAAGAGAAAAGAGTTATTTTAAAGACATAGAGAAGAGATTAAAGAAAGTGAATCCGTTTTTTGTATGACAATTTTACTTGCATTGACTTTATCTGCTTTGTGTGTTATAATACCATTACTATTATTATTAATGTGGAACAATGAAAAACCTAGACCTTAAACAATTCGCAGACGAAAATAGATTGCCTATTATGGACTCTATTCAATTTAAAAATTGGACAGATGAAATAGGTAAAGAAAAATTTAGAGAACTATTATCAGAATATATTGCTGAACATAGACCAGAATTTCCTTTAAATCATATTTCATATGATGATATGAAAAACAATATAATACAATTAAGTAAATTTAATACTAGTAAAATTTGTATACCTAAAGAACAAAGTCATAAAGATGTCTTTGAAAAATATGATGACTATAAGTATCCATATTCAAAATATGGTTTAGGAGTAATTGACGCTTCTTCAATATATAATAAGTGCAGTAATTATTTTCATCAAGAGTTAAGATTAAATTGTTCAAGTTATAGTTTTAGAGCACCAATTGAAGTTTTTAAAAATGGTAATGCAAAAGATATATGGAAGTGTTTAGGTGCATTATGGAGAGGTGTGAATAGTAGTAAAGATTTATCGCCAGGTAGTTATAGAGAAGCAATAAGATTGGGTACATATATTGCAACACAATTTAAACCAGTTGTTGCAAAAACAATATACGATATGACCGAGGCAGAAACAGTATTAGATACGAGTTGTGGTTGGGGAGATAGACTTGCTGGTTTCTTTGCCAGTAATGCAACACATTATTATGGTTGCGATCCTAATCCAAATACGTATAAGAATTATCAAAAACAAATAGAAGAGTATAGTAAATTCTTTAAAAACAAAACTGTTAAGATATGGAATTGTGGTGCAGAAGATTTACCTTATAACGAACTACCAGATATAGATTGTGCATTTACTAGTCCACCGTACTTTAGTACTGAACAATATAATAAAGGTGGTGAGAAAGAAGAGAATCAATCTTGGTTTAAGTTTAATGAGTATGAACAATGGAGAGATAATTTTTATCTTCCAGTTGCAGAAAAGACTTTAAGTAAATCAAAATTTATGTTAGTTAATATTATGGATCCAAAGATTAAAGGTACTAGATATAAGTCAAGTGATGAACTAGTTGATAGATTTAAAGATAAGTTTTTAGGTCAAATTGGTATGAGGATTATGCAAAGACCACAAGGTACTAAAAAATTTAAAACAAAAGAAGAGTTAAATACGTTTATGGCAATGACATATATTGAAAATGTATGGTGTTTTGGAGAGAAAACAGACTTATTTAAACACGCAAGAGTAGGAACATTAGAGGCATTTATATAAATATTATTATGGATTACTTTTATTTATTTTTATTAACCTTTGCTCTTAATGATGGTTTTGCTATGTCAAGGCATTACTGTTCCTATTTAAGAAACTTACGATTAAAAATTATTGAAAAGATAACCTATGGTTGGTGGATATCCATACATAGTGTTATTGATATAGGAAGTATTATTGGTATGATGGTTTATTTTGAAAAAGCAAAACATTTTTGGGTCGCTATTTCCATACCGATAGTTATTATACTATGGTATATACCTTTAGGATGGAAAAAGTATCGTGAGAATAACAGTATATAAAAGATATAATGATTATATTTTTACAGATTTTCTACCAACGGAACTTGACTCGGTTAGAGAATTATGTTATATTAACAACATCAAATGGTACACAATAAGTTATACGGAAAGCGAATGGAACGAATATGAAAGATTTTCTAAAAGAAATAATTAAAGAAACAGGTAATGAATTTGCTAGTTTAGCAAGTGAAGGAATCACAGCAGGTGATGTATCTTCATTTATAGATACAGGTTCTTATTCTTTTAATGCTCTTCTATCAGGTTCAATTTACGGTGGGTTGCCAGGCAATAGAATTACAGCAATTGCAGGTGAGGCAGCAACTGGTAAAACATTTTTCGCATTAGGTATTTTAAAAAATTATTTAGAAAAAGACAAAGACGCAGGCGTAGTCTTGTTTGAATCAGAAAACGCAGTATCAAAAGATATGATAGAGGCGAGAGGTGTTGATAGTAAAAGAGTTGTAGTAGTACCAGTATCAACTGTACAAGAATTTAGAACACAGGCAATAAAAATTTTAGACAAGTATTTAGAACAAGACCCAAAAGACAGACAACCTTTAATGTTTGTATTAGATAGTTTAGGTATGTTATCTACTACAAAAGAAATGACAGACACAGGAGAGGGTAAAGAAACAAGAGATATGACAAGGTCACAAATTGTCAAATCTACATTTAGAGTTTTAACACTTAAACTAGGACAAGCAGGTGTTCCTATGTTAATGACCAATCACACATATGATGTTATTGGTTCTATGTTCCCACAAAAAGAAATGGGCGGCGGTTCAGGATTGAAATACGCTGCTTCAACAATCATCTATCTAGGTAAACGAAAAGAAAAAATCGGTACAGAAGTAGTTGGTAATATTATTCATTGCAAAACATATAAGTCAAGAATCACAAAAGAAAATTCTCAAATTGATGTTAAGTTAACATATAAAAGAGGACTAGATAAGTATTATGGTCTTCTTCAACTTGGTGAAGAGGCAGGTATCTTTAAGAAAGTATCAACAAGATATGAAATGCCTGATGGTTCTAAAGTATTTGGTAAAACAATCAATGATGAACCAGAAAAGTATTTTACAAAAGAAGTATTAGATAAAATAGATGAACACGCAAACCAAAAATTTACATACGGATCAGACGAAGAATAAAAGATACACCTTTGCTCAAAAGGATGGTGAAGATTTTTCCTGTATAAAACTTACCGAAGGTAAGTATAGAGGAGTAATTTTTCACTATGGTAAAGTAGAATTTGGAAAGGATGAAAATCCTGATGGTACTAAATCTATGAAGTTTGATTTTACTGTTAGATTAAATCCTACAGAAGAGAAATTGGATCCAGATAATAAAGAATTTGTAAATTATATTGGCGACTTGTTGATAGAATTATTAGATGAGAAAGTGAAAAGTGGAAAATAAAAATTATATTAATGTTTATGATGATGTATTAGAACCAAATCAATGTCAACACTTGGTTGATAAGTTTGAAGATTCAAAACATCAATGGACTAAAACACAATTAAAAGGTCATAGGTCTTTTACAGAAATTAATATAAATTTACATTCAGATTGGCAAGAATATGTGGACATAGTATATAAAGTATTGAGACCATATGTTGATAAGTATTGTGAAGATAATAATATAGATAGATTAAAACAATGGCCGAATAAATTTGGTTTTGAACAAATACGTTTTAAGAAATATGAAGTTAATAAGGAAGATGAATTTCAAGAACACGTTGATGTTATGGATTATGCAAGTGCAAAAAGATTTCTTGTATTCTTTTTATATTTAAAAGATAATATAGAAGGTCATACTTCTTTTCCTGAATATGATATGAAAGTTAAACCAAAAGCAGGTAGATTATTAATGTTTCCACCTTTGTGGACTTATAAACATATAGGACATAAACCAATAAAAGAACCTAAATATATAATAGGAAGTTATTTGCATTACGTATGAGCGAAAGATTAGAAACAACTATATTAAATAATCTCTTCTATCAAGAAGACTATGCTAGAAAAGTATTACCTTTTTTAAAAGAAGATTACTTTGGTTTAAGAACTGAAAAGATTTTATTTACAGAAATATATAAATTTGTAGAGAAATATAATAATCTTCCAACAAAAGAATCAATCTTAATAGAATTAGGACAAAGAAAAGATATTAATGAAGAGGAACATATTCAATTAAATGATTATGTTAATTCTATAGGTAAAATAGATTCCGATCCACAATGGTTGTTAGATACAACTGAAAGATTTTGTAAAGATAAAGCAGTACATAATGCTGTATTAGATGGTATTAGAATTTTAGATAAGAAAGATAGTAAGAGAACTCCAGAAGCAATACCTAGTATATTAGCAGACGCATTAGCAGTATCTTTTGACCAACATATTGGTCACGATTATATAGAAGACGCTGATGATAGATTTAAATGGTATCATACTAAAGAAACAAAATATCAATTTGATTTAGATTATATGAATAGAATAACCAAAGGTGGTATTCCTAGTAAGACTTTGAATATTGCATTGGCAGGTACAGGTGTAGGTAAGTCTTTGTTTATGTGTCATTGTGCAAGTGCTTATTTGGCACAAGGTTTAAATGTTTTATATATAACTTTAGAAATGGCAGAAGAAAGAATTGCTGAAAGAATTGACGCAAACTTATTAGATGTAACTATGGACGATTTACATACAATGCCAAAAGATTTATATGATAATAAGATAGAGAAGATAAGACAAAAGACTGGTGGTAAATTAATTGTTAAAGAATATCCAACAGCGTCTGCTCATAGTGGACATTTTAGAGCATTGTTTAATGAACTTTCATTAAAGAAAAGTTTTAAACCAGATGTAGTGTTCATAGATTATTTAAATATATGTGCGTCAAGTAGATTTAAAGGTGGTAATATAGGTTCTTATTTCTATATCAAAGCAATTGCAGAAGAATTAAGAGGACTTGCAGTAGAATTTAATGTACCATTGTTTTCTGCTACACAAACAACAAGAACTGGATTTATGAGTACAGACATAGGACTAGAAGATACAGCAGAAAGTTTTGGATTACCAGCAACAGCAGACTTTATGTTTGCAATAATATCAAATGATGATTTAGAAGCATTAGGACAGTTAAAGATTAAACAATTGAAGAATAGATATAACGACCCAGGAATTAATAGGTCATTTATTATAGGTGTTGATAGAGCCAAAATGAGATTGTATGATGTAGGACAACAAGCACAAAACATAGTAGATTCAAACCAAAAGGAGGAGGTTCCGAAACAAAAAGATATCGCCTACGATAAGTTTTCGGATTTTAAAGTATGATAAACAAACCAATTTTTACAATAGATGTACACACGCAAGAAGATTTTTTAAATCAAGATGAAATAGATACATTAATTACTAGTATAAACAAAGCAGATTTATTAGATTATGATTTCTTTAAAGGGGATGCTAAATCAACATATGTTGCTATGCAAGAACAAAAACCTAACATTTTAGATTTTCATAAAAATATAGCAGATAAAATTATGAAGGAAGTTTATGTACCTAATCAAAGATTGTCTGACTCTTGGGTTAATATACAAAATAAAGGTAGTACATTAGATTTTCATAATCATCCTAATTCAGTTGTTTCTGGTGTTGTATATTTAAAAGCAAATGGAAATGATAGCAAGTTAGTCTTTCAGAATCCACTTACTCCTATATCTCCAACAGCAGTTTCTCCACACCGAGAAACTTATGAACTAACACCTAAAACAGGATTATTGGTAATGTGGCCGAGTTATTTAATGCACGGTTCAGGACCTAGTATTAATCAAAGTGATGAAAGAATAGTATTAAGTTTTAATACGTATTGGACATAATGGGCAGACCTAGATTTTATAAAAGTAATAAAATGATTCCTCCTAAAGAATATAAAGCTAATTGGGAAGATATTTTTGGGGATAAAAAGAAAAAGAAAAATGGCAAAACAAAAAGTAAGGTTCAG